AAAGAGAATATTAACTCAAATGCTTTGTCATCTTTGCTAAATTCGTTTTGTGTTGTGTACGTTTTATTTCCGTAAGCGCTATTGTATTTATTAAAATACAACTTTGAATAATAGTCGTTATCATTCTTGTATTTAAAACTTAACGTCTTAGGTAGAAAATCGTTTGAAGATTTGATTGTAAAGCCTTTAGACAAATCCTTCTTATTATCCCAATCGATTACGTTATCGTTATAAAAATCGGGATAAGGTATAAACGTGAGTTTAAATTCGTCGTCTTTATCTTGAATAACATATAAGTTTAAAAGATTAATAATTGACTTTAAAAAATCAGTTTGTTTAACAGCGGTCGGCACAAATGATTTGCCTTCAAATTGCTTACCATATATTGCGGGTACTTTTGCTGAATTATCAAAGTTCGTAATTACTAAATTAGAAGATAATTGAATGTCTAAAATTGTTGTGCTTAATGCGCCACCTATCTTTGCTCTGAATTCATTCGCTGCACCGGGTCGTAATATAAAAGTAAACTCATAATTAAAAGAACCTATACCACCCGAGATAGGATATTCCGAATAACTTTCTACTCCTGTAAATAAGTCAATCATACCAATAGACATATTTTCGGGTGCGAAAGTGTCACGTTCCCAAACTATCATACCTTTGAAAGTAGCTTTTATTTCCGAAGCTGAATTGTTTACAATGTAGTAATTGCCTAATCCATCGTCTGCAAAATTGAAATAACTAGGCACTAAACTTCCGGGGTCTAATTGCAAAGACCTATATAAATTATTGACTTCTTGAGCTTCTAAATCCGCGCTACCTAATGCCGAAATGTATACCGTGAAATCTTCCTCATTGTTTAAAAGTGTAACCTTATCTAAGTTATTAGTATCCCATAACGTAGTATTATAAGTATATCCCGCTTCGCTCATTATCTTATCGAATATCTCGCGACAAAATACAGTAGGTCTAAAATTCATGACATCTAATTTGCTCGGTGTCGCATCTTTAAACTTCCCATAATTAGCTAAAGCATAAACGTAATCGTCACGAACCCAACTTGCTTGTATATTTGTTAAGTTATAAGTTTGATTATATTCTACGAGGTTTAAATCAGTCAATAGCTTGTCACCTACTGCACTAAAGAGGTTGTTTAACGAACCGAATAGAGCGCACTCGTATATTAGCTCACCGTTTAAATACTTTATTTCTAGAAGCCTTAAAACGCCTACAAATATTTCGATATTATCAAGCGTTACCTTTGTAAAAGCTTTCTTTAAAGGATTAAAATTTACACCGATATTGGTTTCTAAACTAGAATAAGGATTCTCGATATTGAAATCAAAGTAACTACCAAACAAAAAGTTATTGTGAGCAGTGCCCGGAATGTAAATAGTCTTTGAATATGTCGTGGTACGTTTCTCGAAGTCCTCAATATCAACTATCGAATAAGTGAAATCTATATCTACGTTTTTATCCAAGTCTAATGCAACGCCTTCCAAATATATCTGTGTCCTTTGCGTAGCCATTACTTAGTTAGTTTAATATTATCATAAGAATATTGCAATTCTATTTGCACGTTTTGCAATCCATCAACTCGCTGTATTTTAGGCTCGTAGGTCGTAGATTTAATTGTCGCTGGTATATAATAGGTCACTCCGTTTATCTTTTCTTCTACGTAAAGAGAATGCGCTTTGATAAGTTCCCAGAACCATTCATGTTCCGCATCGTTTAACAAATCAGAATTTAAGATTACGCCCTCTGTGTAATTAGTGAAATAGTTTTGATTCGAAAGATTAAACATATTGTTAACATGCTGACTATAACCAGTTGGTGTAAAGTTGTAAGGGTAGTTTTGAATGCTCTTTCTTTCAATATCGTATCGTTTACGCTTCACCATGTTAAACGTATAACTATCAAACCCGCCTAAACTGTTCTGCCAGTACACGTTTGTTTTTGCGTATTTAGAACAATAGTCATCAAATGTAAATTTAAATGTTTCACTCACAGCGATATCGTCTACATCTAACAAAGTAACTTCACAAGCTGTGACGAAAGGATTAATCAAATAACCGCCTACCGTTTCCCAATTTGATGCAACCGTTTCCCATGCTTCCGAAACATCTTCCCAATAAACGAAATCCGCTCCGAATGATTCTCTACTAATCGCAATAATACCTGCTAAAGCTGAAAGGTCTGGGATGTCAAACTCATAAACACCCGTTGGAATTAAAGCATTGCTTTCATATAGTTTTAAAAGTATCTTTGTCGCTGGTGAAACCCCATCAATATAACTCAAGAAGTTTGTACGCTCAAAGTCAGTGGTCAATACACGTGGTGAACTTGTTAAAAACTTTGTAGTTGTGTTGGTAGTTGTAAATTGCGTTTGATTAAATTGAACAAAATCAGTGAAAGAAACCTGTCCGTTAAAGGCATAGCGCACAGTATCATTATAAGACGTTCCACCGATAGTTTCCACGCATTTAATTTGATAGTTCACGTAATAGCTTAAATCGTTTAAAGGCTTCCAGAATACGTCGAACTCAAAAAACATTTGGTCGTTTTTTATAAATGATAGTAAGAATTGTTTAACATCGCAATAAGCAAAGCCATCATCATTAACAACTAACTTAACCCGACCAATTAAAGACGATTGAATATAAATCTCTAAAAATACGCTTGTAATTGCCGAATTCGTTTGCACGTAATAAATCATATCATTATTTATCGGTGTCCAAAGTTGTGGAGTTTGAATATACGTTATTGCCATTATCTTTTAATTAAAATTACTATGTCTTTTCTTAGTGATTGTTTCATTTCTTTTACTAAATCTTTTGAGTTTGCTTCTATTGCATCGGTTAAAAATTCAGTTCCTTTAGTTCCAAACTTCCCTATCTTAGCTGCTATCTTATAAGCAACCGCTTCTAGTATTGAAACCTTTTTATTGCCCATCACAACTTTCTTTTTGCTTGAGCTAATTAATGACCCGTCACGCTTATAACCACGCTTTGTAGTGCCTCCATCGTCAAGCCTTAATTGCTTTTCTTTTATCCATTGAATGATAGAAGATATCGGAGGTCGTTTACCTTTTGACCTTCCATCGTTTACCCATTGCCAATAGTCAAGCATTCTAATCTCAATACTGTAATTATCGCCAAAGAACTCAACTGGTGTGACCGTTATGCTTTCACTTAATCGACCAGAAGCGTTTGAATCTTTGCCATTCTTATTTGAGCGCAAATTCTTTTCAGCATCTAAAGCTATTCGCGTGGCATACTTAACAAGCACATCCTCAATTTCTGTGAATTTAATCGAAGTCGATAATGTACTAAAAGGTTGTGCCATGTTATTTCCTTAACTTTTCTAATTGCCTACGTTCATTTGCATTCTTATCCTTTAAATAAGCTAATGAATTTAACGCCTGTATTATATTTAATTTCCAAACTTCGTTCAATGCTACTCGTTCAAACTTTGCGATAAGTTCGGCATTGTAAACCCATCCCCACCGTTTTTCAAAGGTTTCAGAATCGCTCTCAATTTCTCCTTCGTCACTCGTTTGCTCTTCAAAACTTCCTTGACCGAATAAACCCCGATAGCCTTTATTAAGGCGTTTATAAGTTTCAAAAAAAAAACGCTTGTATGATAACAATTTGCAAAGTTAGACTTCAGCATATCGCTTGAAACCTTGCTATGCTCTACGCTACCGTAAGGCATTACAGTTTCTTTACCATACCAATTAGTTTTAACAGGCATTGACAATGAAGCCATGATTAAGTGCAAGTTTTCAACCATTGCATTTTCACCTGCTAAGAAAGTTGTGATGTCTACATATTGCCCGTACGTTAATTTAAAAGCATCTAAAGACATTACATATTTGGTATCGTTTACTTTCACATACTTTTGAAGCTTACCTTCAATCGTTCCCTTATGCAAAAAATCCAAACTAGGTTTTAAATCTTTGAATTTATCCAAAGGCATATTATCAAGTTCATCTTCTGAAATTTCATTAATAATCGAAATCAATTTAACTTCCTTTTCAAAATCATTCATGTTAGCATCGTTTATGATGCCATAAATAAGCTGATAATCTTCTATTGTAATTGTATTCCAGTTCTTCATTATTGTTTAAATATAATGTAAATAAAAAAAAGACTTACCGATTAGATAAGTCTTTAAAGTCAGGACAGGATTCGAACCTGTAAGTTTAGCTAACCCCGCGCGGATTACGGTTTAACCTGCCGCTGCTTTGCGTCTACCATTCCGCCACCTGACTATTTTCAAATATAACTATTTTATTTCATAATCAAAATCTTTAAAATCTTTAGGGTCGTTATCTTTTCTGAACTTTCGCCAATCTGGTGATACGGTAATTAAACCACCGCTATCTATGTAGTCCTTTAGATATTGTTTAAATGCTTTTGGGTCATTCTTTGCTATTTCCTTTATAGCTATTATCTGACCGCCTTGCATTGAATCGAAAAATTCAAAAGCTTTATCTTTCATAATTATCAATTTCGTTTGAATCATTGTCAATTTCAAACCCCCAAAAATAATCACACTTACCATTTTTTATTGGTGGTTCTGAAAAAAATGGTTTTAGGTGAGAACCTTTTGCCATATGTCTATAACATTCATGTTTTAAATCACATCCCAGACCTGAACACATTTTAATATTTGACATAATTATTTATTTATTAATATCCTCTGTTTAATAATTGTGTTACTCTTTTTGAAAATCCGTTTATAGTGTAATATTTGTATACGTCTTGATTTGCTGAAAATGTATATTTACCCTCATAAAACATAATCATATTAATACCATCTCTTGAAATAGCTTCCCATCCCGCTACATCGTTACACATGAAGAAAACCCCTTTTTCATTTCTTCCGTTATTAATCTCTTTAGTTGTCATATCTTTCTTTGTTTGTTAATCAAAGATAATGCAAAGCACCTATTCAATTGTCATAGAAATGTCATAAAGTATAATAAATCTGCACAATGAAAGTGCAAAACAATGCACAATAGTTTGGCAGATTCCGAATATAGTGCCAAATTTTTGCATAAAGTGTGATATAATGCACAATAATACGCTTTATGTGTATAATAAAAGACATCGTAAAATAATTTTGTAAGCTTTGTTTACAACTTTTTTTAAAAATTTGTCACCTTTCATCTTTACTTTTTAAAACTTATAAGCGTTTTACATAAAATATAGGTGCAAATAACTATTTTACATAAATAATAAGTGTTTTTTATATTAAAGCATATTGCCCAAGTGTACGCCCTTGAATAAAACCACGCCACGCTAAGGCTAAAGAACAAACAGCATCGTCGTGCATACCTTGCGGTGCTGAATACTTTACACCAGTTTTAGAATACACATATTCAAACAACGACAATTCGTCTACGATTGAACCCTCTGGATATTTAATCAAACCTTGCTGAATAGCTATGACTAAACCTTCGATTAGTTGCTGTTTTGAAGTGCTTGTAAATTTAAACCCTTCAATCATGTAGTCGTCACGTTGTAAGTCTTCAACTATCGGGTCACCTACGCCTGTTGCATCAATTACTTTCGGCACGTTTGATAATTGCTTTATCTTATTTTTAGTAGTATTCCAATCAGCTTGAAAGCGGTCGTAATGACATACGCAACCATTACCGTCAAGACCGATAATAACAGTATAATCGTAAGACTTAGCCAAATCAATGCCGTAGCAAACGGGAACGGCACTTGATATTTGCGTAATGTTTTGACGAATAAAGTCCATGCCAAATGGATTAGCTGCATTCTCCATCGGATTCGCAAGATATTCCTGCTCAAAGACCGCCGAAGGTAACGAAGCACGAGCGTCGTCAATTTCTTGATTATTAATAAATGGATTGTCATACGTCGTATATTTGAATGATTGAAAATCTTTGTCACCATTACGCAAATAAAGACGATAGAAGAAGTCTTTACCTCGCGGGGTTGATATGAATAAGGCGCGACCTTGATAGTCGGTTAACGTTGGTCTTATTGCGTTGTTCCATGCATCTTCTAAGTGTGGTATATAACAAGCTTCGTCTATAATCACATTGTGAAACTTAAGACCACGCAAGTTATCTAAACGCTCCCCAGTAAAGAAACGAATTTCACCACCTGTGACGAACTTAAAAACCAAATCAGACTTATTAGCGGTTGCGACTTCATTCGGGATTAGCTTTGCTATCTCGTCAAAGAAAACCTTTGCAAGTGAATAGGTCGGAGTTATATAAGCATTGATATTACCTGCTAAAGATTCCGTTATCGTGTATTGTTTACTTATCAAAGATTTGCCCCATCTACGACCGCACATTAAAACTCTAAAACGTGCCTTTGATTCTAAGACGCTACGCTGTCCCTCGTGTGGTTTAGGAAGCTCTATCGCTATCGTCTGCATCTTTATACGTTACTTCTATTTTAAAGCCACCTGAAGCGTTTAAATCCATTTGTTCTTTAGGCTTACCATATACTCTATTCCATAATAAATCTAATGAATAAAGAGTACCTTTCTCGATTGATTTGCGTATAGCTCCAGCCACAGTCTTTTCTAAAACGGTTGTATTTTTATCTTGATAAACTTCTTTGAGTTCGTCGATAGTCATTGACATCAAAGCTTGAATCGTATCTGTGACCTCTGAATTTTTATAGCCTTGTTCTGTTAATGTAGATACCCATTTTCTCGGTCTACCGTTTCCCTCGCGTCTTGAATCATAACCTTTATTGAAAGGTTTTAAATTTTGTTCATTTGCCATTATTTCGCTTTTGTTTCACTTTTATTTAAATCTTTGTAAAAGAACTCGCATTCATCTTCAATATACGGAGGGTCTACAAAGTAACTTTGATATTCACATGGTGTCGCTGTGTAACGATAGCACTCATTTTTTAAAGGGCAATCTTCACCCTTGCACATTGCGATGTCTGGCATCTTAAAAATAATTAAATATTTCTATCAATTTTGTTATTAAATAATAAAGCATTAATCCAATAAATGAAATGTATAAAACAAATTCAATTACCTTTTCCATATAACCTTTCTTGAATTAATAAATCGTGAATGTCTTGCAAGTATTCTTTATGTTGTTTCTTATCACCGTACTTAATATGACAATCCCTATCAAGTGCTTGTAAATTGTCAATATGGTCAGCAAGTTTAGTGCCACCCATTCCACGTGCTTCGATATGGTGAATGTCTACCGATTGTTTGCCACACACTTCGCAAGGTATAAAATCAGTTATATCATAACCAAAGAATGACAAATATAATTTA